GATCTACCACAATTTGTTTATAAAAGACTAAACTATCAAACTGATTATGCTATATCTGATTTATTCTATATGACAAAACCATTATTTTTAAATGGCAAAGACAATAACACAGTATTTTACTATTCAGAACCAGATTACCCTAATTCAAAATATTTTATTGACGTTAAAACAGAAACAGAGATAAGTGTTCAAAATCAAACATTATTTAGTATAGCATATGCACATAAAGATGGTTTAGGTTCTTCACATATTTTAGATCAATTAGGTTATGGATATGATCAATTGCCATCAAAAGGGCTTTACAAAAAATACATGACAGAATGTTTTGGTGGTGTAGAAACTATAAAATTCAAAGATGGAAAAGAAAGTGACTATTTTTATGTTTTACAATTTAATAGAGATCTATTTAAAGACAAAATAAATAATGGTAACATAGCAATAACATTATCTCCAATATCATCAAGTACAAATCAACTGATAAATACTGGAAGTAATTTTGAATTTGATCAGAGTTCAAGTGAAATATTTACTTTAATAGATGACAGTCTTTTATCAAAAACATATAGTGATAAAATTGGTGCTTTAGATGAGTGCTATAATATAGTTCAAGGTACTATCCAAGATGGTCCAACAGACTACGAAACATCAGAAGGATGGGGTTTAATTTTCCCAAATAAAGGCTTGATATTATTAGATGGTGAAGTTTTAGATAAATATTGTAATCTAAACACCGTAACGGCTTCTATTGATGGTGATAATCCAAGAAAACTATTTTTATCTATAAGTGGTTCATGTTCACCCAATAATTCGAGAGAAAATCACGGAAGTTGGTACATGAGATCTGCACAACTGTATGCCGATGATAATTATTTTTGTAGAATAGGAAGAAATGAATTTAATTATTCAAATAATTATACGTATACATCTGGCTCAACTATGAGAGTGTTTATGGATAAAATAAACAATACTACAAAAACTTATGTTAGTAGTATAGGATTGTATGATGATTCAAATAATCTGTTAGCGGTTGGTAAATTTAATAAACCATTTACAAAAGATAGTAGTATGGAATATGTTGTAAATGTAAAATTTAGAAGGATGTAATGGCAAACGATACCATAAATATTTTCTATAAGCAATTAAGAATTGGTGACTATAATATACGCCCATTTAATGCTAATAAAACGTGGGAATTTACATCAGACTTTATTGAAATGAGAAAGTCTCCATCCGATACCACCGATTTAGTTTGGAGTAATATAAATACTAATTGGATAAACATGGTAAAACGATGGATATTATCGTTAAATACGCCAAATGTTTCCATAGATAACCAGTTAAATTCAATTGACGCTAACGTAAAAATAAACGCATTTAGATTTTATTATCCAGAAAATGATAAATATTTTGGTAATATATTAAATGTATCATCATCTCTATACACAAATGATTATCCACATCAACCAATAGACCCAAAAATTTTATGGTACTACGTAGACCATAATTTCTACAAGGATCACTCATCAGAAAAATTTGCTTCATTAGCAATAGATGATGATAAAAGCAACATACTATCACCAACGGGTTCTATATTAGTGTTGCCGAGAAATTTATACGGTGAGGGCATTAAAAGAAATACATTTCAAATGACGGTAAATAATGTTGATGCATCATTGGAATATGTTATAAAAGACGATGGGTATGGTAATATAATAGACACTTCGTTTGATGAAAATAACTTTGCTGATTATAGAGCGCAATTACTTTCTATAGGATTTAATGAAAAATATAGAGAATATAACTTTGTTAATAGAAAAAATCCATACGTAATGGATACTTCAAATAATATAAATGAAGTAACCATTGCTAACGTAAGAAACATAACATATACAGAAGGTATACCAACATCTGATACAGAAGTTTCAACAGGAGTTGCTGCTAATTTTCATGGTACATATTTGCAAGTTGTAAATGATGGATTATTTAATTTCCCAAATGATTTGGATTTTGCTTTTAGTTTTTGGTTAAAAGTACCACAAAATAAACTTAACAATATTATTTTTGATAAAAGCTCGATATTCTTGCAAGATAAATTTTCATCGAAAACTGGCATACAATCATTCAAAAAATACGAACCGATAAACCAATTTCCATTTAACATCTCTACAGTTTCGAGCGGTATAAGTGGTAGTTATAAAATTAAATTTGCTCAGAGTTCGGATTCTGAGTTAGCGGAAGTTAGTTCTTCTAATATACCATCAAACGATTGGGTTCATGTTGTTTGTCAAAAAACAGGAAGTGAATATCAAATTTGGTTAAATGGTGAATTAGATGATAGTGTGTCAAACGAAATAATAAACTCCGTGCAAAATAATAGAAAATTTCTAATAGGTGGTGATGGTGGAGAAAACTATTTGTCCGGATCATTAGATGAAATAAAGGTATTCAGCAAGGCATTGACGGAAAACGAAATATTACATTTAAGTGACAATAATTCAAATAATGGATACGCGTATCAAACATCAAAAATAGGATCTATATTCTATGATAGTGGTATAGCGGTAATATCAGATTTTAGACCAAAATATACAAATGTATTTTTGGGTAAAACTGGAATAATGGATTATGAAAACAATGATTACGGGTTCAATGCTTCATTCAAAACAGCTACAACCCTATATGAACATGAAGTTGTTTGTAGGATACCAAAGACTGAATTTAATATGACACAGAACGCTTCAACATACGTAAAATATGACAAAAAACAAAAACCAAAAGCATTTATGTCAAATAAACAATTTAGACCATATTTTACAACAATAGGTTTATATGACGATTTTGGTAATTTATTGGCTATTGCTAAGTTAGCAACACCAATTAAAAAGAGGAAGGATATAGACATTAACATCATTGTAAGGTTTGATATGTGATGAAAAGAAATAAGGTTGCAATAAAACATGGGTTTCGTAGTGGATTGGAAGATAATATAAATGAGTCTCTAAAAAAATCCAAAAAAAAGTATGGTTATGAAACGGAAAAAATATCCTACATTCAACCAGAAACAAAACACAATTACACCCCCGACTTCATACTTGATAAAAAAGACGGTCAAAAAATGTATGTAGAATCTAAAGGCCGTTGGGTTATGACAGATCGATTAAAGTTTGATTTAATATTCAATCAATACCCATCAATAGATATTCGTTTTGTATTTCAAAATCCAAATGCAAAATTGTATAAAGGAAGTAAAACAACATATGCTCAATATTGTGATAAGAAGGGTTGGAAATGGGCAAAGAAAGACATACCTCAAGAATGGTTGGATGAATGTTTGTAAAAAAGTACTTGGATCTTTAACAAAAATTTTGTATATTTGTCACAAGTATTATTTTACACAAAGTGTATTTTATGATAAATTACGATTTATTATCCCTATTAGAAAAGGTTTTGGGTAAAGGAAGAAAGACATCTGGAAATAACTATGCCTTCTTCTCACCATTCATAAGTCACTATAAACCAAAGTTAGAAATAGATTTAACCCTGAACAATAATGGTGAGAATCCTTGGCATTGTTGGGTATCTAATGTAAAGGGTAGAAATATTGTAACTTTATTCAAGAAGATAAAAAAAAGTGTAGATAGATCTTACTACGATGAATTGTACAAAATCTTAAATATAAGAAGATTGTATGTAAAAGATGATACAATAAAACGAGAAGAAATATTAGAATTGCCAAACGAATACATACCACTTTTAGAATATTCAAAAATAACCGATAAACTTGTAAAATTAGAGTTACGTAAAGCTGTAGAATATTTGAAATCCCGTGGTGTTACCAAAACAGATATATTAAGATATAACATTGGGTATTGTTACGAAGGTAAATACTCAGGTAGAATAATAATACCATCCTACGATGATAATTACAGATTAAATTATTTTGTAAGCAGAACAATTTTTGATGATGTTTTATTTAAACATAAGAATCCAAATGTTAGTAAAGATGTTATTGGATTTGAGTCTTACATAAATTGGAATGAGCCAATAACTTTAGTTGAGGGAGCTTTCGATGCAATAACCGTCAGATATAATGCAATACCAATGTTTGGCAAAATAATATCAAACAAACTAAAAGAAAAATTGATTATAAGGAGACCTCCAAAAATTATAGTTGCTTTAGATAGTGATGCTTATAAAGATGCATTAAACATTTCCTCACTTCTAATACAAGAAGGATTGGATGTTTCTGTTGTTAAAATGCAACAAAAGGATGTAAATGAATTGGGGTTTGAAGAGTTTTCAAATATAAAAAACAAAACAAATGTAACAGATATTTACGAGTTAATAAAACAAAGGATATTAAATGTATAAAGAATTTTTACACACCGACAGATTGAGTCAGGTAGAAAAAATAATTCATATAGCGGATGTACATGTTCGTAATTTCAAAAGACATGATGAATATAAAAAAGTTTTTGACAAAGTATATGATTATTGTAGGACTAACGTTTTACTAAATCCAAACACAATAATTTATTTGGCAGGAGATATAGTTCACGCTAAAACTGATATGAGTCCTGAATTGATAAGCATTGTTACTGATTTTTTAAATACACTATCTAAAATAGCACCTACTGTTTTGATAGCGGGAAATCACGATTGCAACCTTAATAATTTTTCAAGAATGGATGCTTTGACACCAATCGTTGATTTCATAGATAGTGATTCCAATGATTTATTTTACTTAAAAGAGACTGGAGTTTACACATTACAAAATGTAGATTTCGTGTTAAATTCAGTATACGAAGATCCAGAAAACTTTATATTAGCAAAAGATGTTGTAAGTGATAACATAAAAATAGTTCTATTTCATGGTGCGGTTGATATGGCATCAACTGATATGGGAATGACAATGAAAAATAAACACATCACTATTGAGAAATTTGATGGGTTTGATTATGGTTTGTTTGGGGATATACATAAATTCCAATACTTAGATTCAAAATGTAAATTTGCTTATGCTGGATCCTTAATTCAACAAAACTTTGGTGAAGGTTTGATTCACGGTATAATTGAGTGGGACTTGGTTAACAAAAAATCTAAATTCGTAAGAATAGAAAATGAATGGACGTATCATACAGTGGAAGTTGATAACGGTGTTGTTAAAAAATATCCAACGGAATTTTCAAAAATAAATAGCATACGGTTGAAAACTAACAACACGTCAAATGCTGATATATTTAATATAGTAACAGAATTAAAATCTAAAGCAAATGTAGTGGATATACGTGTTCAACGTGTAAGTAATAAATTAACAAATCAGCAACAAACAACTACAAAATTATTAGGTGATATTAGGGATGTTGAACAACAAAATGATCTTATAGTTGACTTTATAAAGACACGATACAATGTAAAAGATGAAACGTTGGAAGATATAAAGAACATAAATAGAAAGATAAATACAATGCTATCCGAATCAGACATTGTAAGAAATTTGATTTGGCAGCCAATTGAATTTGAATTTGATAATATGTTTTCTTATGGTGAAGGTAATAGTATAAACTTCGATGATATGAATGGTGTTTATGGACTTTTTGCCCCTAATGCTACCGGAAAATCATCTATACTTGATGCGTTTATGTTTTGTATATTTGATAAATGTTCGAGAACATATAAAGCTTCTCAAATTATGAATAATCAAAAAGAAACATTTAAATGCAAACTGACATTCAGATTGGCAGGAAATACATACGTTATAGAAAGAACCGGAGTAAAGGATAAAAAGGGTGCGGTTAAAGTAAACGTTGATTTTTGGAGAGAAGATGATGGTGGAAGAGTGGTATTGAATGGGCAAGACAGAGATTCTACAAATTTTATCATTCGTAAATATTTGGGAACATATGATGATTTCATTATAACAGCAATGTCATTACAAGGAAACAATACCAATTTTGTTGATAAAGCTCAACGTGAAAGAAAGGATCTGTTAGCTCAATTTTTAGATTTGGATTTATTTGAAGAATTGAATGGAATAGCATCGGATGAAGTTAAGGGTGTTCAAACACTTATAAAGGAATTTAGTAAACAAGATTATTCTACAAAAATAGCGGATTCAAAGAATAAGTATAAAAATTTTTCATCCAAATTAGATGAAATAATTGATGAAAAAAATTCAATACATAAAACATTAGAAAAATTAAGTGATGAGATAATAGACTTGAACAAATCCATAGTTGATATTGATTCAAATTTCAAAAATCTATCATTAGAAGATTTGGATTCCAAATTAGAAATTGCTTCAAATAAGTTAGTAACAACTAACAAGCAAATAAAAGATTTTGAATTAGAGTCAAAGTCTCTTAATGAAAGGTATTCAAAAACACAGGATAGATTATCAACCATAGACAAAGAAACGATTACAAAAAAACGTGATGAGATGGATAAGTTAAAAATAATTCTATCAGATTACGAATCGGATTTAAGAAGTATACGATTGAAGATAAATCATTGCGAATCTAAAATAGACAACTTAAAAACGCATGAATACGATCCTAATTGTAAATATTGTACAAATAATGTTTTTGTACAAGATGCTATGAAAGCTGAAAATAGTTTGGTGGATTTGGTAAATGATGAAAAGGAATTGATTGGAAAAATAGATGAATTAGAAAGCACACTCAGTAAAAATTCAGAAGTATACACTGAGTTAAATAGATTGCATCATTTTGAAAACGAACTGTTTGGTATACAAAAAGAGATATACAAAATAGAAAAAGAATTGTATGCAAAAAAAGAAACAGCGGTTGAATCTAAAAATATTATAGATAAAACCAATGAAATGATTAAACGCTATAAAGATAATAAAGACGCTATAGTTAATAATGAAAAAGTACGTTCAAAGATAAAAGAAATAGAAG